GTGCCAGCAAGTGCGACATTGAGAGTTTTGTTAGGAATACCACCCTTCGTAATCTTATTGAAGAGAGAAAGGTCAAAGGGGATTTTACTTTCATTTCGGTGATAGAAGTCGAAGCGATCTGCATAATCTTCTATATAGTCGTGACCAATATGGTCATCAAATGAAACAGCGAGAGCTTCCTGAAGAATTGATGGGATCGCATCTTCAGTTCGCTTGTCATCCTGACCATCAGCAATCTTCACACTATCCAGTAGTGCCAAGTAAACTGCACGTTGTTTACACCACTTCTCGGTAGCATCCAACAACCACTGAGAGTCTACTTCAGTGTTGTCAATGTCATCAATCTTGATCTGTAACTGTTTGTAAGAATCTTCATTCAGATCCTTACGGTTGTCAACCTCAATACTAAGAACTTCTTTAGTGGGAGTTTGACCATAGGTCACAACAAAGTTGTTGATGATGTCAAACAGAATCTTATCTGAGTATTCATTAAAGTATTCTGGTTTGATGTAAGGAATTACCTTACGAACATAAGTATCATCACTAACTAAGTTCTTGATGATAGTGCTTTCAATTGCTTCCATTAAGATCCATAACTAAATTCTTTTTTTGCAGCCTCATCAAGTGCCTGCATTATTTCTTCTGTGAAGTACTTCTCGGGATCAGAAAGTATAACAGAAGGATAAACGGAAGATTCCCCAACAACAATCCGATTGCCCCTCCGCTGGAAGACTCCGTACTTCTCACCCAGTTCCAGTAATCCGTAGTACTTGTCAAGACCTCGCTCGTCATAAAATAATCGAGTCTCAATTTTAGAGTTCTCCTTAGTGAAACGAGACTTCTTTGCCTCGCATTTAATAATGTTACCAACCACGTCCTTACCATCCTTCTCCTTCTTCTTAGACAGGAACAAGATGCTAGAAGCAGCATACTTCAGACCAGTGCCGCCACCCATCTCCTTAGTAGGAACATAGGCACCAACAACTTCGTAAGTGTGGTTGGTAACAATCAAGGGGATACCTGCCTGACCCAATTTCAGTGACAAGATTCTAAAGATAGACTTGATCACCTGAGCACGGGTCATGTCACGGGTCTCCTTGCCATCAGATGCATCCTGCACTTCCTTAGAAGTGGACAGCATACCTAGAGAGTCTAGCACAAACATCATCGGAGGGCGATCCTCCTTTTTGAAACTCATATACTCATCAACAATCTTGATTGCCTGAGTACGAAACTCCTGAACTGTAGTCACAGGAACAAGACCGACGTTCTTGGTACGAATACCACGGGATGTCATCATGTCCTTAGAAATAGCAGACTCCGTTTCAAAGTATGCAACTTCGCCGTTAGGATTTTGATCTAGAAAATTCTTTACGATTGAGAGGGCAAAGAAGGTTTTGCCAGTGCTGGATTCTCCTGCAAGGGCAGTGATTTTATTTTGTGGGAGACCACCAAAAATGCTACCGCTGATAAGAGCGTTGAGGATATAAGAACCAGTGTCCACAAACGAACTACAATCCCCTGCGGAGACGCCTTCATCAACGATTGACGCAAATTCATTGTCCAACTCCTTGATAACTTTGTTAAGAAAACTCATAATTAAAAGAAACTACTTAGTGAACCAGTGCGTTCATGCTTCCAACCAATACAGTCTAGCACATTTTTGAGAGGTTCCAAGAAAGACTTCTCAAACTGCAGGTTATGATCAATGTATTTGTCCAAACCAAATTCTTTTGGAAGCGTATTGAAGAATGAGATAACGTTCTCCCCAATCGGATTGGGTTTCTTCAGGTAGATGAATTTGATTTTTTCTCCTTCTTGGATAAGAGGAAACTTATTAGCAATCTTATGCTTTCCGATATAGTGATTATACAGTAATGAACCTCGGACAGCAATAGGCGTACCCTTCTTATAAATTTCAGAGTAACTTCTGTAATTGCCAAGGTTATTGCATCCTCTCGGGAATGCAATATCTAGGTAACTTTGCTTCCTGGTATCTGATTTAATTTGAGAAATGTAATCAATCATGTCATCATTGTTACCTTCAATCATAATCTTATATGCCTTAAGAAGTTTATCCTTAAAGTATGCGGGAGTAGAAGAACGCTGAGTCTCAAGTCCCATGATCTTCATCTTAGGTTCCTTGTAACGAACACCCTCGCTGTCCCATACGTTAAGAATGTATCGCTTCTTAGCAGTCCAGATGCCACGGTTAGCGATGTTCTCTCGCTTCATGACCATCTTCTGCTGGTAAGCATTTACATACTGCGCCAGTTCTTGGTAGCAACTTTCAATATAAGTTTCAAGTTCCACCTTACAGATCTTATCAAGGAAATTGACAACCTTCTCATCAGACGGCGTTCCTCCTTTGAATACACTCTTAACCAGATCACCCAGATCAAGATAGATAGAATCAGTATCCACAGCAATAACATAATCCTTATCCTCAGTCTTTAGAATTTTACGAAGGTACTCATTCATCTTATTCTCAATCCAACGGATTGACAACTGTCCCGACAGAGTGATTGCCTCGGCATTCTCTAGTCGGAAGTACCTGAAGTATTCATTACCGATGGCACCATAAGCAGAGTTCAGTTGAATCTTCCGTGCCATCTGAATGTTATTGAACTTGGCGATATCCTTAATGAGTTTAGGATCTTTAGTATTCTCATACTCTTGCTTCGCCTTGAGCATCTTCTTCTTGTAGATAGTACGCTCAGTATAAATTTTCTCCATCAACTTAGGAAGAAATCCCTGCTTCTCTGTGGTAAATAGAGTACCGTTGGGGCAGATAGTAACTCCCTCAAGAGTGCTTGTATCAATCTCGCGGTTAAGTAGTTTATCTACATTGATGCCGCCCACACGGTCATCTAGGAGGGTCTCAGGAGAGATATTGTACTGCATGATAAGGTGCGGGTACAGAGAGTTAAGGTCAAAGTTGACCACCCAATCATAAATCCCAGGTTTAGGTTCTTTTACATAAGCACCAGCATACTGCTGATCTTTTGTGCTATCAGTCTTCGGAGGAATAATAATATTTTCCTGCGTCAATGCATCATAGATGATGCTATCCCACATACGAACTTGGTAGAACACATCCTCAAAGTTAACCTTCGCGTCATACGCCATGGTGACAGCAAGTTCAATCAACTTCATCTTGTCTTCCAACATGTCCACAAGTTCTACGTCATGGATGTTGTACTCAATAAACTTCTGCCAGTTGTTGCGGTAGAAATCCTGGAAGTTTTCAAACTCACTGTGATCCAACTTCTGCTGACCGAGTTCAACAAAAGCAATATGATCTAGACGATATGATTCCTGATTGGTGTAAGTAAACTTCTGGTACAAATCATAGTAATCCAGAGTTGCTACACCGATGATATCATAATAGATCTTCTTTTGTCCACGAACATGCAGTTCACGCTCACGAACAGAGTTCCATGGAGACAATCCACGCATATGCTTCATGCTGAGCACACGATCCATGCGGCGACAAATGAATGGAATATCAAAGAACTTAACGTTCCACCCAGTCACAATATCAGGAGTCTTCTGAACCCAATACTCCTGAAACTTTGTCAGAAGTTCCCGCTCATGCTGACAGTAAATATAATGAACATCATCGCGTGAGTTTTCAAACTCACCACAACCCCAGGTGATGATCTTCTTACTAGTAAAATCTTTAACAGTGATACATAGAATTTCTTCCCGTGCTTCTTCAACATTAGGGAATCCATTCTCTGATGTAGTCTCAATGTCAAGCGACATGATATTAAGTTGACTAAAATCATAGTCAACTTCCTTCGGATACTTACCCAGAATATATTGATACAAGTATTTTGTATTGCCGTAAATACTAAAATTATCTACATTCTCATAAGTTTGCACAAATTCCTTTGCTTCTTTGATGCTACCAAGTTTAACGGGTTCTACAAAGTTGCCTTCCAAGGTTTTAAACTTGGTTTCTTTTTTAGCAGGAACATAAAGTGTGGGAGAAAATTCCTCCCGTCGCTCAACTCGCTCACCTCCATTAAGTCCGCGATACAAAATAGTATCGTTGACAACGGCAACATTAGTATAAAAATCCATCAAGCAGTAGCATCACGGTACAATTGTAGCAGACTATCCATCGGATCAACGATGGTCAGAATATCAGAAGATCTAATAGGAATCTGTTTCTGATAACTCATGGGAATAAAGTTCTCAAGTTTCCAGTCTGGTGCAAACCCAAGAATGCGTTTGGGATTGATAAGAATACAATCAGTATCCTCATCGGGACGCTCATCAATCTCCGAGATCAGATACTGCCCCGTTTTCAAAAACAACACTTTCACTGTCATCACGAACTCCTACGTTTTGAATGTAACTTTCTTTAATATTATCCTGTGGATCACATATTGTGACAATCCAATCCTCTTTTACAAAGTATTCTTCGGACTTTGACGTTGCCAACCAAGGAACAAAACTCAAAACACTATCCGAAGGTTGACTAGAACCCTCAGACAAAACTGCTTGCTCCACCACAGTAACACGAACTGGTTTAATAAAGACTGTTGTAATTGACTGCTGAGTGTCGCGATCAACGATCTCACGAACATCGGTCAACAGTTCTTCTCCAGATTTGAGAAGGACAAGTTGTACTGTCATAACTCCTATAATTCAACCCACATCATAGCATGTGGTCAGTCAATTGACAAGCTGGTGTCCTTGAGGTTTCTCAGGTGCTCAGACAT